GTTGAGGGAAAACACCTTCAACCCGAACGAGATGAACTCTGACAAGCTTGCAGAGCTTGAAACGAGCATGAAGAAGGACGGCCAGCAGCAGCCGATTCTCGTCAGGGTTTGGAACTCTGGCGTGACAACCGGCGACAAGCCCACACACGTCGTGTACGAGATAATCGACGGTGCGCACAGGTTCGCCATCGCCAAAAAACTCGGCTGGGAAAGCGTGAAGGTAATCGTGCAGGACATCGACGAGGCAACCGCCCGGCGCATCTGCTACAAAGTCAACGAAGCAAGGGGCTCTCTGGACTTTTTCAAGCAGGCCAAGTTCTTCCAAACAGCGTTGGAAGGAGGCGCCAAGCTCGGGTCACTCTCGAAGGATTACGGAGTCAGCGAGAAGTTCCTCAAGGAGCGCCAGCAGCTCGCGGGCATCACGCAGGAAGAGCACGAGGGTATTCTTTCGTTGGCGAAAAAGAATCAAAGCAAGCCTGACGCGAACGACTGGCTCTTGTTCGCCTCGCTCTCTACAATCGAGCGAAAGGAAGCAATCAAGATAGGCAAGGCCGAGAAGTACGGCTGCAACTACTCTTGGTTGTGCCGCCATGCGAAGGAAACCCTTGAAGAGGCGAAGACGCTCGCCCTGGCGGTTGAGAAGGCAGAGTTCAAGACTTGCCCCGTTTGTAAAGGCCCGGCTAAAGAGATTGCCTACGGCGGCAACTTCGAGTGCGAAAAAGGCCACGATTGGAGCCCCAAGACTGGCAAGGTCCCGCAGACCGGCCTCGAAAACGACAAGCCCAAGGCCAAGGAGAAGAAGCAGGTTTTCCAGCGCACGTACAAAGTCGAAGGCGCGTACGCGGCTGCAAGGAAGGTCTTGTTCGACATGTTCAAGCTGCCAATAGCGTTGAACATTTCGCGCATCAGCATCGAGAGCCAAGGCACCTTGGAGTTCAGCAGCTACAAGGACGACGCGAGCATCACCATCGAAGGGTTCTCAGCGCCGTTCAAGGGCTTCTGGCGATGGTATGTCAAGTTCTCCAAGGACGGCAACACAGTCGTCCCTGATGGGGCTTTGGACAAGAACTCGGATGCGCAGATTCGCAAAGTCATCGAGCTATTGAATCTGAAAGTCATCGAGAAAAAAAAGAAAGGCGCAGTCGTGTCCGTTGGTCACGCGAAGGCAAAGGTGAAGAGGGCGAAAGCCCCTTCCACCCGGTGATTTCGCATGGCCATGTACACAATATCGCAAGGGCCGATTTGCATCTGCAAAGCCGTCTCCCTCGATGAAGCACAAGCTGAAATCAGAAACATGGACAAAGGAGACGTTTACACAGTTTGGAGGGAAGACTAATGACAGAGAAATCGATTGATTGGCAAGCAGCAATAGACAACTACATCCAAGCGCAGGACAACCGTCACCCAGAACTAATGCCCCCGGACGTCTTCCGAGCATCGGGCGTCAACGGGTGCTTGCGGCAGACGGTGAGGAATCACTTGGGAAAAAGCTCGTTCAACCAAGGCACCTTGCGGCACTTCCAAGTTGGCACGGTCGCCCACAGGTTCCTGCAAGAGAAGGTCGGCGTCGGGTTCGTTGACAGGCCCGTTCAATTCGAAGTGCCTTGCAAGCTCCAATTCGCTTGCGACAAGTTCTACGAAGACGGACTACCACCCGCAGCCCCCAGGGCGATAACCATCACAGGCCACATCGATTGTTGGGACGGCGAAACCGTTTACGACTTCAAAACAACCTCGAACGTCAAACTCAGTTCAAGCAACGTGATGAAAGGCTACTTGTGGCAAGCGAGCATCTACGCCCTGGCGAAAGGAGCAGAGCGAGCCGAGGTCGTGTACATCGACAAGCGCAGCTACGAAGTCGTGCAAGTGGACATCACCGACAAGTTGATACCCGTCGACGAGATTCAGTCGTTCATGGAAAAAGTCATCAACGCCGAGGACGAGTACAAACACGGACGAGTCAACCCGGACGGCACGCAAACAATCAACATCCTACCCGAGTTCGATGACTGCTTCAACTGCAAGCAGGAACAAAAAGAAAACAAAAAAGAAGGCTGCGAGTGCGGCCTCACCCCACCCCACACCGAAGAACTCGGAGGTCGAATTTGATGGCCAAGGTAATCATGCCCAAAACGAGCCAGCAAATCGGCAAGGAGTTCGAAAAACGCTGCCAAGAAAACCTCGAACGCAAAGGCCTCGCGGTTTGTACGCCAAGGGGCACGGTGCGACTCAAGGGCTGGGCGAAGGGCGTCATCGCCTTTCCCGTCGACTTTTGGGGCGTACTTGATGGCCTCGCTTACAAAACAGGGCAGACCATCGGGTATCAGTGCAAGGCGGATTACGACACTTGGACCGACGTTCAGAAACGAAAGCTCTTGCGACCCTTGCTCGTGTTCCAAAGAGAGTCAGGCTTGTCGACGTTCATCGCGTACCCGAGCAACGACAAGCCCGTGAACTTCGTGCCGGTCCTGGAAGCCCTGCACAAAGCAGGCGCAAAGGTCGGGCGGGAGATGGAGGATTGAATACTGGAAGTTTTTGCGATTACGGTGCCATCCTATCATTTCGTCTACGACGTAAATGAGCCAAAAAGTGGGTGTTCCAGTATTCCCAATTTCACACCGTAGTTCCAATGTTCCAAAGGGAAGGAAGGGAAGGTAGCATTTAAGTTATAAGTTAATACAATTGTTTATAAGTTATAAGTTATTTGCATTGGCGGGTTCTTTTTTGAAAACCCGATTAATGGAAGTGAGGTCGGTCAGTATGTCAAAGCCCAAGCCCAAAGAGCCTAAGACGGTTCTTTCTGCCTACATGACACAATCTGTTGTGGTTGAGTTCAAGGACAGGTACAAGGAAGAGATGCCCAGGCGTCTTGAAGCTCTCATAAGAGCTGATTTGGCGCAGTCGAGTGTCGCCCAAATCGAGCAGGAAGCGGAAGAAAAGCAAGCTATCGCCGCAGCGAGCACCGCGCAAGCGCAGGAACAGTTGAAAGCAGCAGAAGGGTTGGCAGCGCACGCGGCCAAGCTCAAGCAAGCGGCTGTTGAATACCGGGCTAAAGAAGCGGAAGCATTCAAAGTCTTGCAGCCCAAACTGGCAGCCCAAAAGGAGGAAGCCATTGAATCCATTCGGCTCCTCATCGAAAAAGACGAGTTCTTTAGGGCTAAAAGCGTGGCGAAGCACAGGGCAACCGGCCTTTCCACAGCGTTTTCAAGGCCGATTCTGCCGGAAGAGCTGTACAACGAAGCGGCTGCCCGGCTCGCCCAAGTGAAGCAGAAGGGTGACAAGATGTATGGCTGAAATCCGCAAGTACGCAGGCAGGTGGTCCGTAACCCTGCTCGAAATGGAAGATGACGAGTGCCGAGCCCGAGCAGAGCTCTGGACCAAGTACAAAGGCAACGAAGCGAACCTTTTTGACGGCAGCGTGAACGCCAAGCTCGCAGGACTCCGGGGCGAATTAGCTTTCAAGGCCCTGCTCGAACACCTACACGTGCCTTTCGTGTACGGTGGCGTCGACGGCAAGGCAGACGACTGGGACTTCAAAGTCCTTGACAAGATATACAGCTTGAAGACCCAAAGGAGCGGGTGCGGCATGCGACCCTCCGACACCATCCACTTGAACGCCAGGCAAATCAACCACCCGGCGGACTACTACGTTTTCGGCTTCAACCTCGTCGCAAGAGCAGGACAAAACCAGTCAGGAAGAGAAGTCGTGTTTCTTGGCTGCGTCGAGAAAAAACAGTTCGTCCAGCACGCGAAAGTCGTCAAAGAAGGGCAGATGGTGATGAACGAACTACGGCACAAAGAGACGTTCGTTTGCAAAAGCGAGATGCTTTACTGGTATGCCCGGGCTTGCAAGCCGCTACCCTTTGAAAAGAGCCTCGAAGATGCACGCGCCAATGATGGTAAAGAAGAAAGTAATCACCGCGACCACACCTAATTCCTGGTTGCGGTGATTCTCCAAAGGCCGGACGTGCTCTTCGTCCAAGTTTTTTACCCTCGCCTCGAGCGCAGCTACTTTGGCGTTCGCTTCACTCGTCCGGCGTTCAAGCTCCGTCACCAAGTGATGCACGTTCATCCTCGTCTCGTGACTACTATTCTTCATCTCATTCACGTCCGACCTAAGCACGCACAAGTCGTGCTTCATCTCTTTGTAAATCTGGGCGAGTGTGATGCGGACCGCTGGCTCTGGCTCCGGCCCGCACCTGGACGTACCCGCATCCATTTACAAGTAGCGCCATCCCGGTTTTTGCTGCGCCTTGCTCTTCGCGCCGCCAGTCAAGGTCTTACGCCACTCAGCGTCCATTATCTGGAAGAACCGCAGAGCAGCGACCAACAGCAAGTCGACGATTGCGCTCGCAGTCAAATCAGTCTGCAACAACTGCGGGATGACTCCCAGGGCCGCGCCGAGAATAGCGCCGCCGATGACCACCTTCTGATTCTCGTTCAGTTTCACTGGTTCAAAGTCCATGGTATTGCCTCCAATACTCGTTAATCGCATCCTTCTTCTCCTGCCCGTGCTCTAACTTGCGCCGTCTAAAGACGCTTGAAACAAACCCTCCGGGTGGCTGGCCGTTGAAAGCCGCCAACTCCGAGGGCTTGATAGACCCGACGTGATTCCAATTGAAAGCGCCGTTGTCAACCCAGTACTGGCTGCCGACAAGTGGCATCGGAGTAGTAGGAGAGAAATTCAAAGTCGCCTCGCACAAATACCAACCAGACGCCCGGCCCGTAATCCCCGCTTCGAGGAAGTCCGCGTCCGAGATCTGGACGGCGTTAAACGAGTGATAACCGAAACTCGTCGGGCCGACGAAGTCGAAGTAATCATTGTCGCTCAAGCCAATCAAGTGCGCGAGCGTCGATTGCCTCTTGGCCGTGTCCTCGCAATCGCCTTTCTCCCTGGCGTTAGTTTGAATCGGCAGTTGGCAGTTGTCGCCCTTGTCCGCAGCGTAAGGAGTCCCAGGCTTGCCATACCGCCACACGGCCATAATCTTGTCGTACTTGCAGAGATTCTTCTTATCCTTCGCCCACTCAATCATGTCTTTGGTTGGAGCGTACACGTCCCTCTGGTCCTTGTAAACATAAAACTGCCCATCGTCCGGGCTCGTGAAGCCAAAAGCATAAGTCCTGCCAACGCCAGGCGAATTCAAAAAAAGAGGCCGCGGTCCAGTAGTTCCCACGGCAGCCCTGAGTTCAGTTTCCAAAGAATCGACTTTGTTGTTCGCCGTCCGGAGGTCGCAATACGCGACGTCCATCTCGGCCTTCAAATCATTCATCTCGCCCAAGATAGTCGTCTTGTCCTTGCTGACGAGGTTCAAATCAGCTTGCAGTTTGAAAACCCGTCCAGAGAGCCCATCGTTGAGCGTCTGCAGGCGGTCCACCAAGTCCTGTTGGCGTATGGAACGCCACGCCGAAAGCACGGGCGCAGACAACGAGCTTGCAACCTCTGACAACTTTACGGCGTAGTCCATACATCAAACAACCAAGTCTCAAATAAAACCTTACGCTTCACTGTAATCGAAATCTGTCGGCATCATCTTTCGCTTCTTCCCTTCGAGTTTAACCGGGGCCGGATTCTTTACTTCCTTGATGAATGCAATATCCTTCGACGTCTTGGATTTCTTATCCACCCTGAGCGAGTACTTCAAGACTTTTTTTTCAACAACCTCAGACGCCTCGTTGCTCGCAGGCTGCAAGACGCCGAGTTCCTTTTTCTTCATAACCACAGTAACCATCAGAATCACTTGCTTTGGATGAATATTTGGACGTACAAATTCGCTTCTATCCTCATGCGCCCGCCGTACGTTGACGCTGCGGGGTCGAACTTGACGACATACCAGTTGTCAGGCACCCAGTTAATCATAGACGTCAAATCAACATTCGCTTGGTCCGCAGAGTAAGTTGCGACAGCAGCTTCCGAACCCTCGATGCCCGTCGACACCGTCACCGTGCCAGGAGGAGTGAAGTTGTCCGGAGCGCCAGAGTTCTCATAAATCCCGTACACGAGGGATTCAAGCGTCGAAATGTACGTCGCTACGTTGATGTAAAGGTAAGACAAGTCCGGGTCCGCAGTCTGGTTCACGTTCAGCTCTCCGGAAGTCAATATCGCGATGCGGAAGTAATACCCCCTGTAGTCGGTGAGTATGTTCATCTCGATATTGTGCTGGCTGTACGGCGAATAAGTGATTGCCACGTTTCCAGAAATATCCCCATCAGTCACAGTCGCCCAAGTGACCATGTCTGTCGACTTTTGTATTCTAAGCGTGACCGTCCCCGAGCGGTTGAAGCCGTTGTAGAAAACCGCGTTTATCTTAATCCGGTCAAAAGTCCCTGCAAGGTTGTAAGCGTACGCAGTAGCCGCCCAAGGATAGCCCCAAGAAGCGTCCTGTGCAGGCAAGTTCAAAGTAACCCCCGTCCACGTATCCGCGCCAGGGACGACGTTGCTTGCTCTTGCGAGGTTCGTGGAAGTGACGAAGTCGTTGCCAGTAGTCACGCCAGTTGCTTCTATTACAGATGCTTTGCTTGCGTTCCCGTTTGAAGAACCGAACAAAGAGTAAGGAGCCCAATATGATGCAATGTGCCCGTTGTGCGCTCCTGCGTCGCCAGTGTACACACCAGCAGTCATTCCTGTCGTAGCATAACCATGAGCATGTTGATATGGAGCAGACAAATCCGCTGCGATGCCGTGGTCGTGCGAACTCTGCGAGTGAGAGTGATTAGAAGCCCCGGCAGTAGTAGAAGGCAACACCACGGCAGTTCCACCGCCATAATTATCCAAGCTACCTGCGACCTCGATTACGTCGTCGTTTAAAGTAATCCCAGAACCGCACACGACCTCGTCCACAGTCGACGCGTTCGAGCCCTTCCAAACATCAGAGTGTGAAGTCAACGACCCGGAAAAAGTAAGGTAAGACCGGGAAGTGCTCGTTCCACCCCACTGCCAAGCCAAGCCGCCAGCCATCACCATCCCGCTTGACTGCGAAAACTTTGGAGCCACGTTCACGGACTTGCTATCAGCTCGGAAGTTCTTCATCTTGAAGTTGAGCTTCAAACGGTTTACTGCAACCGCCTCGGAAGGCAAGTAAAACCGCAAGTACATCGGGTGCGTCGAGTCGCAGTTCTCCGAGTTGTTCACGCAATAAATATTCGTAGCCCCTTGGCCGTACTGCAAACTTTGCGAGCTGGACTTGCTTGACTTCTGCAAGTCCTCGTACAAGTTTGGCGGAATGTTCGCAATCGTAATGAGGTAATCGTCCTGATAGTTGAAGGCGTCAATCATCCTCTCTTTTTTCACGACGCGGAACTGGGTGGAAGACAACCCGGTTTCCACATCGTTGAGAGTCACGACGTCCCCAATCGCCGGGAGATTCCTGCGAGTGTCATAATAAGTGAACTGGATTATTTCGCTCGGCAAGTAGTACTTCAAAAGCAGTTGCTCGGCAATCTTTTGTGCAGTCGCCTCCGGGTAATAATTCGCGTCCGAAGAATCCGTCACTCCCGCGATAATTGCCTTGTCGTTGAATGGCTCTTCTATCAACCCGTAAACGTCGATGCTGCTACCCGTCTGCGGGCTGCTTTCAGAGTAAGTTGCATCGAAGACGAGCTGATTGTCAAAGTGCGCAGTAGCCGTCGTTGAGGAAGTTGCCCGAGTGCAGCCGGTGAAGCTCGTGCCCGTTTTCCCGGAGTAAGTAATCTTCTCTGCGCCAATCAGCAAGGTCCCGCTCGCAGGAAACAGCGCAGTAGAGTCGACGACGATTGTAGTCGCGCTCTTGCTGATTGCACCGTTGACGAGGGTGATGTTCGTGGTGAAAGCCGCCGCGTGGCCCACAATTTGATTCACTCCATCCCCATAACCCAAGACGTAAACTGAATTGTAAATATGCTCCGTGTCCCGGTTACGGTCCGCAATATTGCAGTTGCAAGCATCCCCATAAGTTGAGAGCGTGACCGTGCTCGTTGGGCTTCCGCGAGTGCCAAAGTTGAACTGGTCATTATCCCCGCCGTCCTGGTCCACCCACCAATCCAATCCTTCTTGCCGCGCTATTTCCGCGAGCCAAGCCAATCGCTTGTCGTACTCGCCGCGCGTAGTTAAGAGGCTCGTATCAGTGTTCGTCCCCACGTTGATTGCGCCCGAGCAAATCGCGGTGACGATGGTGTTGACTGCCGTGTTCGTGTACTGGATTCTCCCGCCCATGCTCGCCGTGCTTTTGCGCTTGAGCTTAATCGCCTGGTCGTTGCCCGTAAGAGTAGCGTACCCATCAGTTGACGTAATAGAGTTTGTGATGGTGCCTTTGAAGATGCAAGTCGAGCCGATGAAAACGCGGAATATCTTATCCTCCGCAATATTCGAATCGCTCTGCTGCACACCATAAATCTCGGCAGAGAACACGTTCAAGCTGCTTGCAGTTTCCGTGATTGAGATTGAGGAAAGCTCGTACTCAACCCCGTTGCAAGTGACCTTGTAATCGTAGTTCGAGAACATGCCAGCAGGGCCGTCGCTGGGCGTCAACGTCTCCAATACTTCGAGGTAATTCACCGCGCCTTTTTTTGAGAACGAGAAGTCCGAAGCGGTGATTAATTCCGAGAGCGTGATTTCATACGACTCGCTCATCTTTGAGTTCCCTCCGAGAGCGTCATCGTCACCCTATACATCTCAGTCGTGCCAGCCATCTCTTCAAACAGCCACTCCTTGACATTTACAGAGTAAGTAGTCGGCCCAGATGAGCTTCTTGGCGAGTTGCTCCAAGTAAAGTTGAAGTTCCCTCCCGCTCGGAAGATTTGCTCAAGCTGATACGCCTTCGTCCTCGCGGACTTAGAAGGCTCGTCAACGATGAAACCGATGAGGGTAAAGTTCGTGGAAACAAGCAAGAAGTCGTTTTGCTTCACGACGGGTGCGTTGCCCCAATTGCTTTTCGTCTGCGGCTTGCCCTGCTCATACAACTGCTTCTTGCTCTGCTGCGACACTCGCCCAATAGTCTGCCCCAAGCCAAGGGAAACGCTGTACGTGCCGTTGCTAATCGTGATTACTGTGTTCGCCAAACTGCCGTCAGTCATGTTACCTCATCGTCCCGAAAGCCCCGGAAGCTGCGCTCGTTTGTAGGTGCAGTTCTTGGACTATCTTTCGCACTTGGTCACTAATCTCCATGTCATTCCGCATCTGCGGGTTGTAAATATTCAGGTTCTGCACGGTCACTCCGCCGCCGACTCCTGCGTTGCCGCCGGACAAAGGCACAACTGCCTCCGGGCCGCTCTCGCCAATCAACGCCAAAGTTGGCGAGGTTACAATGCCACCACCCGCCAAGTGCAAGAGGCCGCCTATTCCAGAAGCGACTCCCGAAGCGATTCCCATACCGCTCTGCAAGAGCCCCCGGATTTCGGAGGGTATGGCGTTCCAAATAGCCGAGCCGATTTGAGAAGCGACCGAATTAATTCCATCGACAATGCTCGTCACCAAGCCCGTCCCAAAGTTCCAAGCAGAAGTAATTATGCTCGAAAAGATTCCCGCGAACCCCGCCAAGAGGTCTAAACCGAATTGCGCGATGCGCACAATCAAGTCCGCGCAAGCCGTGCCAATCCCGGCGAGTCCAGAGATGATTTCGTCCACGCCCGCCATAATCTTATCCGGACTCAACGTGAATATCCCGATGATTACGTCAAACACTCCCCGGACAGTAGTAACAAGGCCGTCGAACAAGTCGCCGAGAATCTTAATCACGTCAGTCACAAAGCCCTGGATATTCCCGAAGTTCGTTTGCCAAGCGAGCCAAAGCACCGCGAGGGCCGCTGCGACTGCAACGAAAGCACCCAACAAGGTAGTGCCTAACCCGACTGCCAACAGCGACATGAGGACGCCAACGACCTCAACTATTGGTGCGAATAAGCCGAGGATGCCCATAGCAGAAGTCATAATCGGCGCCAAAAGCGTAAACGCCGCACTCACCAAGCCCAACGCAGCCGCCAGGCCGATGATTGCAGACAAGACGGTGCGGATGCTCGGGTCGAGGTTGTTGTAAGCGTCGACGAGCCCTTGGATGGTTTCAGCAATCAAGCTGAAAGCAGGTTCGAGGTCGGATGAGATAGTTTCGCCCAAATCCGTGAAAGAGACATTTATCACGTCAAAGAAGCTCTTGAAAGTCGGGCTTACTCCATACAACCAATCGCTAACGAGTTGAAAACCTTTAAGGAAAGCCATTGATGCGAGCTGCGACTGCACCGTCACGTTCTTCGCGAACTTGTCGAACGCAGCGCCGCCCACTTCAACCTGCTTGGAAAACGCGTTCAGGGTGGCGATGGCTCGGTCTGCGACTACGTTCAGCACGACCTCCAATACGTCAAGTACTCCCATCGGTTTTCACTTTTTCTTTTTCTTCGCGGTCCAGAATCATCTCGAAGCCCAACAAGAATAACCTTTCGTCCTCCTGGGGAACGCCAAGGTCTTTCGGCAAACACGAAAAAGCCCTGCAGAGCCGGTAGACCCGCAGAATCATCGTCGTGATTTCTTCTTGCTTGACTTTTACTCCTTCGAGTCCGTTGAGGACCGCATCAAGTTTTTTAGCTTGGACTTATCCTTCTTGAAGCTCGGCGCGGCCTTGGCAACGACTTTGTCCTTCACGTCGCCTGGAATTTGCTTGAGTGCGTCCGGTGACTTCGCCACTTCAACCCCGTCGACGGACATCTTGGCGATTCCCTGGCGCATGATTTCAAGCTCAATCTCGGCAAACGCCATGTGAATCTGCCGCTTGTGAGCCTCACGCTCGTCCTGTTCAATGTACGCGTGCTTCTCCATTATCTTCTCAGGCAAGAACCACCCAAGGTTGTTGATTACAAAGGCGTACTTCTTGCCTTCGCACTCTACCTCAAGCTGGTCCCCCTGGTCGATGAGGACTTTCACGCTGTCTTCCTGCTTCGTTTCGTCTTCCACATTCATCACCTACTCACTAACTATTGGAAGAATGAAAAACCCCGTTCTAAGGGGCTGCTGCCGTGTTGTTGGAGTACACGATGCTCGTGCAGCTCAACGCCTTCAAGGTAATGTCTGCCATGAGGACGTCGTCCGTGCTTGGCGCCTCGTCAAACTCATCCATCTTCAAGTTCGCAAGGGTTATGAGGTAACTGCGTTGGCTCGTGCCAGTCAAGCCGTTTGAAAGCGAGAAGGTCGCGGAGGCCTTGTTGCTCGGGCCGATTACGCCCGAGGACCCGCCGATTGCATCCAGCAACTCTGTGGACTGCTCGTAAGGTATGCGGGTCTTGAGAGTGTATTTGCGCTCATGCCCGATTGCCTGGCTCGCTACTATTGAGCCGCAGCCATGCAAGAGCTTTGTCGTGTTGTTCACGCCGAAAGAGAAGCTCTGCACGTCCGCATAGGCCGAGCCCACGGTGAGTGAGAAGTCTGCGAACGAGAAAGGCTCTTCCGCCTCAGTCGCCGTGTTCGCAGTAGTCGTGTAATGCTTTTCGTCAGCGTACACCATCTGCATCTTGCCAGAAACAACTTGGCCGACTTGCCCAGAGATTTCCGCCGTCACGCACTTGCATCCCAATAACCTCGAAATGCTCGGGGTGTCGGTCGGCCGGTTGTACTCAATCGTTCCGGAAGCCATCGAATCCGACTCGGAATAAGTGTGAGTGTAAGGCGTGGCTCCTGCGTCAGTTGGCGCGGCTCCGAGGAAGAACCTCGTCCAATACCCGTTGGCCATCGTGAAGTCGAGGCCGATGCCTCCTTCGAACTTGCCCTTGACGAGCTTCTGGACGTTCCTGCCGCCAGTGCCGAGGACTTCCTGCAGGTTCATCCTGCGAGTCACGTTCGGCTTTTGTCCCCAACCCAAGACCTTGTTGATGCTCGCTGCTTCGGTTTTGTAGGAAACAGCTTCCCACCCGTACAATATCTTCGTTAGAGACCCGGAAATTGCGTTTGACATACTAACTCACCCCATGAATCGTTCCGCGAAAGTCTCTCCTGTGTAGTCCAGGACGTAACGGTATAGGTTGCGGAATTTGTCCGACAAGTCCTTTTCCTCCGGCCCTGAAATAACTTGGAAGCCAGTCGCACTGCGGTTCGTGCGGTTGGCCATCATTATCCTGTCCACTTCGCGCCTCAACTGTTGAATGCGCCCATGGTCCTTGCCCGAGCGAATATCAATGCTCTGCAAATTCGTGACCTTGCGCCCATCATAAGGCGCTCCAACGGACTTCTTCGTCATCCCCGAAGGATAAACCAAGACGTAGTCCTGGCCCCCAATGCCGACGTCAATGCTCTTGTAATCGATTATCTTGCCGATGATTGGCTTCTTCCCTCCGGAAGAAGAACTCCAACCTGAGTTCAAGAGTGCGACCCACCGCGCCATGCTGTCCACGTCCTCGACGTGCTGGATCGCGTCCGAGACGGACAAACTCTCAGTAATCGTCGAAGTGAAGAGCGTCATGTTATCGCCATAGCGAATTCCTTCTTGCGGTGGATGATTCCGTTTGCAGCGTCCTCCCACATTTGGGCCTTCTGCGCCTTCGACATCTGCTCTCCCCCTTCAACGAGGTTCATCGTCCTGTCGTCCAAGCGCATTATGTCTGCTGCGACGAGGAAAGTCGCGGCCTTGGCCAAATCGTTCGGAACAGTTTGCTCTCCGTAGCGATAACGAATCCGAAAGCCCATCGGCCTCTTGCGGTAAATGTAAGTGCGCAAGTAAACAATGCCTTGGCGGTAGTCCAGCCAATAATCGTTTTCTCTTCCCTCGTGATAAGAAGTCGTAGCACTAAGCCACTCTTCCCACTCGCTGCCGTTGAATATCTGCATCGAGTCTCCCTTCGTGTAGTCGAGCTGCCGGATGCGCCGGTGGTCCAAATGGATGGGGATGCCAGTCATGTACTTGTACTCGTTCTGCAAGTTGCGTATCTCGTAGTCGTTCGCGTCATTGGCATCGTAGTTCTTTTTCTCGCGCCAAGAGTGCTGAGTTGCAAAGTCAATGTCGTCTTCCGCAGCTTGGATGAACTCCACCACTTCCCAAATCGAAGGCTTGGTCGTGCCGTCAAAGCCAACGAGCTGCTGCGAGTTCCGAATCTGCATCAAAGAAGCTACGCGCGAAGGAGTAGTGTACGAGAGCGTCACCACTTGCGCGGTAATCGCGTCAGCGTAGCCCGAGTAAATGCCCGTTGAAGCGTTGTAAAAACGAACTTTGTAATACGAGGTAGTCCCCCCCTCTTCGTCAAAGTACGCGGTGTCAGGCAAAGCCGGGTCTAAGGCTTTGGTTGTGATAAGCGAGTACGCGCCCGTAGAGGACGTCGCGCGGTAAATTTCTGTAGCCGTCCACGTTGCATTGGCCACTGGGGCCGCCCATGTAATTGAAACGCCCATGTTACTCTACCTTCATCACGAGCCCACGCCTCTTAACCCTATCGGGTCGCCGTACGCTCTGAGCATGATTGGCTTGATTGGAACGAACACATTCATAAACTCTGATAAGGAAATCGACTCGCTCACGCGCTTGTAATCCTGCTTCGTTGAGCCATCCGAGATAGTCACGGTTTCTGTTTTAGACGCAGGAGTGACTTGCTTTGTCGCGTTCGCTGCCAGGGTAGCCGTCTCGTTCTTGGTGGTCGCAACGTCCTTTTTGATTGCATCTGCCAGGATGAGGTTATCCGCGAGCTGCTTCGAGACTGCTTTCGAAATCAAGTCCGACAACGTAGCGACCTCGGCCTTGGTAGTGGAGGTTTTCTTTACCGCGCTATCCGAGAGCATCGCAACCTCTGCTTTCTCAATCGAAATAGCTTTGCTCAACTCGTCAGAGAGCGCAACGGCTTCCGCGTGCGTGCGGGTAACGAGCTTGGCTATAACATCGCTCAACGCGAGAGCCTCCGCCTTCGTAGTAGTAGTCTGCTTAATCATGTTCTCCAACAAGGTGACGACTTCGCGCCGGTCAGCAATAACCGTCTTGGAAATCACGTCCGACAACCCGATTACCTCTGCTTTTTGGATGAAGTTCGCCATGATAATCAAGTCAGTAAGCGTCAAGTTTTCAACCTTGGTTGCAGAGACGCTCTTTTGAATCGCGTCCGCGAGAGTAACAAGCTCGTCCTTCGTCACCCTAACTTCTTTCAGCATCTCATCAGAGACGGAGAGGTTGTCTGCTTTGGTTATCGCTGTTAAAAAAACAGCCGCGCCAGTCAAGGACAACGAATCGGTTTTGCTTGTCGTCATCGCTCTTGAAATCGCGTCCGTAAGGGACAAGCCCTCTAAACGCGTTAATGAAACGGCTTTCGTAGCGAGGTCCGTGAGTGCAAGAGATTCTTCTCTCGTCAACCCCACTTGTTTCAACGCTTGGTCGGATAACGTCACCGAGTCGCTTCTCGTTGTTTCCACGAGCTTGGAAATCACGTCGGACAAATTGACTTGCTCGAATTTGGTGTTCACCGCGTTCGCCACGTCAGACAAAGTGATGTCGTCGTTTAACTCGCGGGTCGCGTACTTGAGAATCGAGTCGGATAAAGTAGTTGCTTCTGCTGCAAGTTTGAAAGAGTCTAATATTCGCGAGTCTGTCAACGTCACGGTTTCCGAAAGCGCCTTCAATGCAGTCAACAGCATTACGTCGGACAAGGTCGTGGTTTCGGTGACTTCCCTGGTCGAGTCTTTCAATATCGCGTCAGAGAGCGTGACAGTCTCTACATAGGCGTGCGTTGTCGCTTTTTGCTGCGAGTCGCTCGGGGTTATCGTGTCGTACTTGAAGATATTGCCGACGAAAGTGTAGCCCACGCGGCCAACGTCTACGAGTGCGTCGTACTCCGGCATTTCAACTCACCGAGTAGCTTCTTCCGTATTTCGCTGTCCCAAACACCGCATTAAACATACTCACTCAATCTCGTAGAATCCACTTACCAAAACCGCAATAGCCTTGGTGTCCGTTGCGGCTGAGAAGCCCAAGAATTGCACTTTTGCAGTCCCAGAGGCAATATATGAAATCGGATTCGACCAAGTAGTGTCTACTTTTTGAACCGCAGCAACCGTTACTGATGTTGGTCCTGTTGCATAGCAAGGCAAAGACAAACTCAAGCTCGTTGCTCCGTTACCATCCGTTGCCGAATAGTTGAGGGTAAAGTAACAGGTCTTTCCAACAATCTTGTAACTACCAAGAGTTGATACGCTTCCCTCCGGTGTAGCAGTTCCCCATACAAGATATGGAGTATAGTCAGTCCATTCGCCATCAATGTGCTTTACCTTCTCGACTTCCCTCTGCAAGTCGCCGACTGTCTCGACAATCCCTTGGTTCGGAATCTGATACTGCACACCACACTCTAAAGAAGGGTCTTTAGTCGCATCATTCGCTACTCCATCGCTTGAGATGTAGAACCTGTTCTTCGTGATATTCGCAAAGCTCGTAGTTCCACCACCAACTTTGTAAACCACTTTGATTGAACTCGCAGTGCTTGACAACGTCATATACTCCCCATCATTGAGGATATACCCAGTCGTGCTGTCGTTAGCTCCTGTGCCAGTCTGTTGCCAGTTCGTGCTCGTAGAGAGAACGTCTATCGCGGGGTTGGTTTCCGCACCGTTGTCAATCGGAGTGAAAACGTGACCGATGTAAACAGCACTGCCATCCGTGAACTCTATTGCAGGCATTACCACTCCCTGCGTGTTCTGGAACTTGGACTGCCTGTAATACGCCCTTGTTGCAACCGAGGGCAGGACTACGTTACTCTCGAACTGTTGAACTGCCAATGGGTAGACGAGGCCGACGGGGATTTGAGAAGCGTCCAAATCAGCTTCGAAACCAAGTTGCACTATTGCCAAAGCTACCGTGCACGTGAACTTCAAATAAAACGTAGAACATCCATTAACCAAATCGGTGTCGATTATTGCCAAAGCGTCTACTGTTGGAGTCGCAAATGTCCGAATAGTAGTATAATTGACATTGTCCGAACTAATCTGAATATTCAGAGTCCCATCACTGCCGGAACTTTCTCGTATCTTCAAGTGATTTATAGGGGCAACAGTATTCACTTTTATTACTACTGAACCCGCAACGGTGGCATCATACATACCAACCAAATTATCGTGCGCCCACCCATTTAGAAATATATAATCAATATTTCCACCGATTGTTGATTGGCCACCCGCAGTTGCAGAGTAAACAGTATTACTCCAAATTCGAGTATTCGCTGATGAAATGAGAGAACCAGAATCATAATGGTATTTCCCTTTGTCCAAGTCTATGATTGCCCCGCCGAGTATCCCATCCGAGTTACCACTCTTGAGTTCCGTCTTAACCCCGTTCAATATCACAGTCGCCTGCTCAGAAGGCTTGGCGTAATGAGTCTTGAAGTATAACTGGTGTCCATATGGAGTCCACGCACCGCCTTGGTTCGTTGAATACTTTGTTGTTCCACCCGGATACGCACCAGAAGCAACAGCAAAAACCTTATATCCAACACCAGTTGCTTCGTTGTCTACTGAGTCGTGTCCAACAACCCAATATAATGCACCCGGAGTAAGCAAGCAAGGAACCGAAATCGTAACTTCTCCGTTGCTGTAGGCGTTCCATTCAGCGAGAGTAAAGGACTTAGATGCTACTATCACAGAAGATGGAGAACCAGAATTGTCGGTTCTAATATCAAACACAAGATTTCCTGTCGGAGTTCCATCTGTGGTTTCCTTGCTTAAAACAATTCCAGCCAATTTACTTTTTGTTGGAGTAAAACTTTCAGCAATCCAATAATCAACATTTGCATTATCTCCAATCTTCTCACTCGTATCAATTACCAACTGCGATTGGTCTACATTATCCGTTGTCGTCACGCCTTGGAAAACAACGTGCGGGTGAACAGCAGAGACAACAGAAGTAGCATCCTCGACTACCTCTTCGAGTTTGATGTCATCCCAATACGAAGTGAGGTTCGTTGCAACTCCAAGCATCCCGACAGTCCCGCCAGTAATCGTCCCGCCAGTAGTGAACTCGTAAACGTATTCAGTCCAATCCTGAACCGCGTTAGCGTATGCGGGACCACCACCAGTCGAGTAAGTGAGTCCAGCATACTGCCCGACATAAAGCGACACGCCAGTTCCAGCAGTAGTAACACTTGAAATCTTCATCCTACAAGACGCGCGATACTTCGTGCTCGCCTTAAGCGGAATCAAGTATTTGTTCGTGGCTTGGTCAATGTTCAAGTAAGTCGGAGCGCAGTTCACACTACCCGCGCCACCAGTGTTGAATATAATCTTCAAGCTACCCTTGCCACGATACGACTCGGTAGAACTGAAAGCCGCTTCAAGACTCCCACCAGTCGTGTAGAGATACCACCCGTATTGGTCTACTGTCGCCGAGCCTGCCGCAGTCCCGTCAATCCAGTTGTTCGCAGTCGTGTTCGCAACGAAGGTTGGTTGGTTCTCGAACCCGCCGTTAGCTACCCCACCCTTGTAAACAGTCACACCAGAAAGAGTAGCAGTAGGAACCGAGTCAAACACATTGCTCTGGTTAGAAGTCAAGTGGTAATACTCGTTGGAAGCCCCGCCCTGCAAGCCACCCAAGTCATTGTGATTCGGAGCAGAGCTTGCCGGGAAGCCTTGAACATAAGCCGAGGTCACTGTGAGTGTGTCTGAACTCTTGGCAACGATAATCTTCGCAGCCAACCGCGTGTTCTTCACCACGTAATCCGGCAGAGTGGAAGGTGTTACCGCGTTCTGCGCGTCAGCGAGACTATAATCCCCTTGGCCGTAAACAACGTAAACGTCGCCCTCCGGGCAGATGAACACCCAGTGAACGCCATACTTGTTGTTTGAAAGCGTAGCGAGGCCGTAAGGCGAGCCAGTCAAGTTATATTGCGTGTTGTCAATCTGCGTCGAGTTCGCAACAGCAGTCCAAGTAGCAGCCCCTGAAAGGTAATAGTAGGTGAATTTGTCGCTTGCGGAAGTGTCCTTTGCGGAAGTCGTTATCTCGGTGTTGCCAATATACCAAACCCCATCAGTAGTCGTCAAATTACGAGTCCCGGTTGAAGCCACGGTTGCTCCGCTCGCGTGGTCGAACCCATACTTCTTGACGAGGCGGTTGTGAATCCTCCGGTAAAAGTTGTAAATATTCGTCCCCGAAGAAACGATATCAACGTCCGTTCCCTGTCGGTAAACCCTGCCTACAGTGAACTGGTCGTATTCGTGAATCGCTGTCCTGTCCGTAGTCGCTGCTACTGTGGCAGTGGTGTAATCATAATAGAGATAATTCAACGCATTGTCCGTCAAGGCTATCGAAGTCTTGGCAGTCATCGTGAAGGTCGTTGTAGTCGCGTCGACAGCGTTGGTTGTTTTGATTATCCCCGTCATTTCGGAAATATCAATAGTCCCGTCCGCGCCTCCTGCGGTGTGCGCTGTGATAACCCCGCCAGTAATTCGTCCCGAAGATTGGCACTCTTTTTGCGTCTTGGAAACAACAGCAGAAGGAATCGTAGTCGGGTTAACTTCATTCGTCCCGTTACCCTCGACTAAATCTCCGGAAGTCAAGCTCGCTGTCTTCTGCGCGAACTTGTTCATCATCGTTGCGTCCATCAAGTCATTAGTACTTATCGTCGCCATGCTCACTCACTCCCGGGGCCTTGAACGAAAAAAGAAAAAAAAAGAAAGAAGAGCCGCCTAAGCGACTGCAACCTTCCAAGTCACTTGCAGGCTGTCCCCGCTCACGACGTTGATGGCTGAGAACACTTGCCTCGCGAGGAGTGTTCCTGCCGACGGGTCGTTGAGCTGTCCTGTCTCGGTCACGGCGAACGAGCCAGTGAAGTTGTACAGGAGGACGTTCTGCGCAGTGTCGTTCGCAACAGTCGTGGTCACGCGAGTGCAAGTTGCAGCGCCGCGCTCTCCGCCCGCAGTAGTGATTTCTGCGCCAAGAGCAGTGTCGCCCGCAGCAGCAGCCGCAGTTCCAGTGCCTATTGCGATGTAAGTGAATGCAGTCTCTGCACCCGCTCCGTTTATCCTCGAAGCGACGCCAGCCTTTCCAGCTGACACGACGAGGTTCTTTACGTGCCGGGTCTCAACGAGCTTGCCGCCCGAAAACTTTTCGAGTACGAGTTCTCCCTTGAGGCCGACTTTTTCGGTTTCAGTCATGGTTTATACCCCCTTACGAGTGCGTAATCAAGACCCCAAAGTTAGAGGAGCTGATTGGCACTACGTTCAATGCTTTCAAATTCCCAGGCTCGATGTTCTGGTTTATGTAGTAAGCTAAGTCCGTCTCGACATTGCTCGCGTCGGTCATCAAGAACTTCACAGTCATGTACACCTTGATGGTGGTCTGTGAATCGTTCAAAGACACTGCTTGGGTCAGCGTCCTCAAACTCTTCTTGGCGAAAACCTCCGACAATGAAATGGTTTGGCTCACGCGCTTGCGAGAATCCCGCACTATCCCGCCTGAGAGAGTGCAGGTTTCGGCGGCCAACACACCCGTCCTATTCAAAGCCGAGTCAGTAGGCGTTACCGATTCCTCGGCAAGCTTCTGTGCCTGGTTCGAAAACACTTCACTCATTGTGACGAGTTCCGGGTCCAGTACGAGTACGTAGTCCGCCATTTATCCTCACGCCCTGCCCCACGCGATGAAACAACCCACGTCCGAGCTCGTGAAAGAGCCCAGAGCGATTGTTCCCGCTGTGGAAGTGTAATCGGTTGTCATGCCCGCCCTCACCGCAGTCGTGTCCGTAATCGCTACGGACTCGATAGCCGAAAGGCCAGTCACGATGTCACCGCTGGTTACGCCGTTGCCGTCCCACGTCCCGATGACGTAGGCTTTGTCGCCCATCGCGCCTTGCGCGACTATTGTGAAGGAGAAGGCCATGTTTTTCTCACTTCAAGTCGCGAATCTTACCCTGCGCGGCGGGGAACGGACAGTGCAGCTCTCCCATAGTCCGGTAGAGGCCCTTGTTTCCGAACGCGTTGATTGCGAACGGAGTGCCCTGGTTGATACCGGCCTCGAAGTACTGCGTCGGCTTCGCCACTTTAAGACAAAGACGCGGAGTGTCGAATCCCTCGGGGTTGCTGTTGTCGAGGAAGTACATGCGCGAGAGCGTGTCCTTGACAGTGTCCTTGGAAATCACCATCGGGATTCCGTAGATAGTCACGACGCGTACTCCTGCGCCAATACCCTCCTTCGACTGGATGCCGTTCACGCTTGCGCTGATGAACGCCTGTCCAAGCGGGTTGTATCGCACCTGCGACTGATAGAGTCCGGTTACGACTGCCATTGTGTCGTGGCCAGTCTGCCCGAATTGGGTGTTGCCTCCTGCCTGGGGGATTGTAGTCTCAATCATCGTGCGGATGACTGAGTCAGTCAGAGTCCTGTCGACGTTGCTGTTGTGCGACACTTGCGCGTTGAAGTAAGTGTTCGCGCTCCTATCAACGCCGTAAAGGTCCTCGTCTCCTGCGTGCTCTCCACAAGCAGCCTGTTCTACAGAGCTTGCAGTCACACGGTCGACTGACTCGAACATGTTGCCCGCGAGCGTCCCGAACTCAGTGTTGAGCTGCTTGTTGATGTCCTCTTTGTGCTCGACAGCCATGTCCAGCCTGAGCTGCGCCATGCTGGCGTAGTTGTCGTCGTCCGCCTCTTCAACGAGATACTCCTGCATCTCAGTGTTGTTGAAGACCATCGCAGCAATCTTCGGCTTGTACGAAATCTCTGCGTAGTCCGGGACGTACGGGTCAGGCAAAGCACCAGTTTCAGTTACTCCTGCAGTTGGCAAGGAGTTGGCGCGAGCCTTCTTCACGCGGAACCCAGACCTGCCCCACGGCACCTTTGCAAGGCAACCGAAAGTGTTGGCCTCCTGGTTCAGTTGACTCCACGCTTGCGCACCGTAAACAGCGTTGTAGACGCCGCTCGTGGAAGTCGAGATTGGCCCGGATGACTTGGCTACGAAGTTCGCCGTCAGGTCGCCTGGCAGGGCTTCCCGAAGGTATTGTAGACCGAGGTCCGAGTAGTAGAGCATCTCAAGCTCTTCAATTGTGTTGACGAATGCACCGCTCATGGTGTTTCACCTACTCCGCCTTGCCCTGATTGCGTATTGCATTCAGAGCAGTTTCACGTTGCTTGTCCCTTACTTCACGCTCATCTTGCATGAGCTTGGAAGGTGACAGCTTTACTTTCCCGGTTGCCACGTCATAAGCTCTGCCGAAGCTCTTCTGAACGGGCTGTCCTCCTGCGAGGTTGGTTGCCGGGTCTTTTGCAGCGCCTGCTTCCGGCCTCGGGGTCGCGCTCTTCGCAGCGAACTTCGTCTCAAAAGCCACGTCAAGGGCCTTCGCGACAGTTTCACCGATTGCCTTCACAGTCGCCTCGTTGAGGGGCGCGTCTGCGCTTGCTGTTTTGCTTGGGTTCTCCTGCATCGTCTTTTCAGACGGTGTTTGGGGAAGCTTTACGTTCTCGCCCTCACCACTCTTGGTTTGGACGGGACCGGCCGCCGGAGCAGCAGCAGGAAGTCTTTCAAGCACTTGCTTGAGAAGTGCGGCGATGGCTTCCATCGTCACTACTTCCTTGCCCTCCTGGCCAGCTATTGGGTCTGCCATAGAGTTTTCACCTTTTCCTGCCGTGTCGGCAGCTTTATTCTCGTGGTCTTCGACAATCCGCTCGGCGACTTGCTCTGTCGCCCAGGGGTGTTCTTTTTTTTCCTTGTCGACGTCCGATTGCTCGGACTTCAAACCATAAGCTTGAACGCTCTTCACTTGGAAAACGCCCTCTACCTTCGCGGCGTTCTTGTACTTGCGCTGAATCATCTCAAGGGCCCTGCGCTTTGCCTGCTCCTCGTTGTCCGCTTCAACTCGCACGGTCGACGGAGGCGCGTTAGGGTCGTCATCGAAATAAACGAGGACCTCTACGTCGAATGATGCTTTTTGCACGTCGTTGGAAGTTTTCTTCTTTATCCCGTGTATGTAATTCAACTTCTCGAAGATTTCTTGCTGCCTATCGGATGACAAGTCTTCCCAATCCTTTGCCTTGAGGTATTCCGGAAGCTCGCAATCGTTCATGAGTTCCTTGCGCTCTACTTGAAGCATCTGCCGCCAGAGGCCTCTCGCAGACGTATAATCTCGACCTTTTTGTTCGTCCATAGCTTTTTTCGCATCTCCGCTCGAGGCCTTGAAATTCACGTTCATCATGTTCGCGTACTGGTTCTTCGGGTCGCCGCAAAGAGCAAAGGCGTAAGTTTCGAGGTCGTGAAGTTCTTTTGCCGGAGTGCCTTTGATGGACACGTTCTTGTAAGAGTGAAAACGCCCGGACCACGACAAGCCAGTGCGCTCGCCTTTCTTCGTCTGCGACCAAACCTCATCATCATAAGCTTGGTTGTGAAACACTTGGCCTTTAATCCAAAGAGCCGGCACCTTCGCGACGGGGTGAGTTCCTATTCCCCAATCCTCGCCGTACTTGTTGCCAGTGCCCTTGCCGATAATCTTGTCGGAGTGGTCCCCGTCAGAAATAGATGCGCCCCTCGCGTGCCACTTGTCAATGGTTTTTTGCAGCTCATCAACGGGAACGATGTGGCCGTCTTCGTCTACGATTTCCGTGGACGCGTAGCTCTTGAACAAGCGTTGGGAGTCGTCTACGACCTCCACCTTCGGGAAAGGTTGGACGTCCACGACATACAACAGAGTGAATGGTGGATAAAAACCTATCGGAGCTTGAACTTCGACAAAGCCGACTGAATCGCAGGCCTAAAGAAGGGTTGCGGTGGAGTGCCGTACTTCTCAATGTGCCTCGCAATAGCCCAAGCAACAGAGTCCAACTCCTTGCCTTTCGCCAAGTGCTTACGACCCGCCCAGGCCTTAATCACGTCAACTGGTGGCATGTGCGGGTGCGTCCCGTACTCCACATAAACAGCGTGCGGCGAGCGGTAGCCAATCACCTTATGCAAGAAGCTCTTTTCGATGAAACCACTCGTCAGTAGTTCTCCTGTATCCGTGAGCTTTGCGGCGTTCTCCTGGCTCCTCGTAAAGATGTAATCCGCAACGTCATCCATCCTCGTATTGACTTTCGAAAGGACTTGTGCAGTGTAATCTTTAGGCAAGCTTCCCAGTCACCGTCTCTGGCGCGTAACCGTTCCGCCTCGAGCAAATCGCCAAGAGCTTTTGTTCTTGTTCAATCCGCACGATGCTCACGGAATCAAAGTACTTCCCAAATAACTCATCCAATTGCTCGAGGGTGTACGTGCGCTGATGCTCGGCTTCCGATTGCGGTGGCAGAGTATTATCCGGGACGCTAATCATGGCTATACTCTCCGCGTCCTTGCACAGCATGGCAATCGCGCAGGCCGCCACGTCATCCTCGGTTATGTGCTCAAGCAACTCGGTTGCTATCACGACGTCAAAAGTTCTCCACAAGTAAATCGGCATGTCGTAAGGGAATTCGCCCACGATGCCATAAAACTCAAGGACCTCGTCCGTAGTCTTCTTGATTGCGTAGTCCGAGACGTCCATGCCCCAAATCGTGTGCTTGTCAAACTGCTGCACGGGGAACACTTCTCGGAACTCTCGCACGAACGAGCCAGTCCCACAACCCAAGTCAATCGCGCGGTCAGTGCCTTTGATTTGCGAGAGAATATACTCGTACGTCCGGGGGTAAATGTTCTTCTGCACACCCCGGATTTGCCACTGTTGATTCCAATAAGTGCGACCCAACTCGCCAGCGTTAATGTTCTCCACGCTCGAACGAAGACAACCGCAGTCCTTGCAGCGTTGATTCCGAGGATTCGAATCCCCATCCCAAGAGTGCGAGTGCTTCTCTGGAACTGGCTCGACTGGCTTTTCTTTTTTATAGACTCTCGGCATTTACTTCATCTCCCCGCTCGCGTAGAAATCGAGGCGCTGTTTGTTCCTGTCTTCCGGCCTCAAATAATCATAATGCTCAATAACCACCGGCAACTGTAATTGACTCCAACGGCAGCCCTCGGAGTGTACGAGGTGCGCGTGAGTTTGCGCGTAGTGCGTGCCAGGCAGCTTGCGGTAAATCCTCGTCACCGTCGCGAAGTGATACTCGCCCTTTTGGTTGTTGAACTTGAAGATGCACACCCCGGCGTTGAAAGCCCGAATTTCGTTCACGCTCTCAATCACTTGCAAGGAGTTCCCGCCGAAGGCGAGTCTCTCGTCCGCGTCCAGGATCAACGCCCAGTCCCCGTCAGAGAGTGCGTCCCAATAAGCGGTTCTTTTTATCATCTCGTTTTCCCAAGGACCCTTGGCCTCGACTAAGATGATTTGCTTGTCCCACTCGACCTGCAATTGTTTGACGAGTTCTAAGGTGCCATCGTTGGACGCCCCGTTGTTACCGGTGTTCGGGAACTTGGCGTATGCCCCATCGACGATAACGAAGAAGTCAACGTAAGGTGCTGCACTCTCCATCGCCGCTCGCAGAGTGCCCACTTCGTTAAAGACGTTCATGCAGCAAGCGATTCTCATACAGCTCTCACGTACACGTGCCTGCAATTCGGGTGGGGCGTGAAGTCACGCGCCTTGAGCCCGTACTTGTCGGCCTTCTCTTTGATGATGCCCTGCAACTCCGGCAGGGTCACGCCGTTCCTCGTAGCGTCCACGATGTCCTTGCAAACGGGCGAAGTGCGGTCGTCGCTCGGGCCAATCCACTTGTACTTGGCATCCTCCGGGAGGCGTTCCTCGTAAGCGACTTGCCTGAGCTTCATGCGCAGCTCGTGCGTCTCGGTCCTCACGATGCTCTCTGCTTGCGCGTCATCCAAGTCCGCTAATAGCTTCACCTGGTCGACCATGTCAGAGTAAGGGATTCGATGCTCGACCGCGCTGATGAGGTAGTCCTTGATGAGGTTGCTCTGCTGCTTCGAGAGCCCCTCGAACTTGCGAGAGTAAATGCCATCCTTCAAAGCTGAGAGCTTTTCCTCGCTCGGCAGGGCCTTCGCAACGAATCCTGGGTCGGACTTCATCACGCACTCTGCTTCATCACGATAGACGCTCAAGAGGCTTTTTTTTTTGGATTTCTCCGGCATGCCGGAAATATCCAATGGGTTGTTGTTGGAGGGATTCGGGTTTGTCGGCGGAACACCCGGCAGCGTGGGTGTCAACGCCATCTTCGTGAATTCGAACTCGCCATCGTCATCAAGAGTGACCTCATAACCGAGACTCTTCATGGAGTTGGCGTTGTCAATCTTCTGCTTCTCAATGAGCAGCTCGCTCATCTCGTCCCGCTCTTCTACGGGGCCGAGGATTACCTTCCACCCAGCTTCTGTCATGCCGAACTGGTCCGCAATCTCCCGGAGGTTCTCATTGATAGGAGCTTGGCCGCTTTCGATGCTGCGGTTCGTGACAGCGACCTGCAGGCCCTCGTTGTTCAAGCCTCCGCTCTGTTGTATGTCGCCTTGGAATATTGGCTGCACTCCCCACACCGCGCCGATGATGCGCCTGTACTCGTTGCGAGTCTCAACGTACTGCATATCCGTGAGGGGCTTAACGAATTCAATCCACTCGACCATCTTGCCGCTTCCGGAACTGCCCTTGGCGAATTCGAGTGCGATGGGTGAAATGTCATGCGGGTTGTTTCTGGATTCTTCCTTGTGCGCAAGCCACGCTTTTTTCAACGACTGCGCGTTGCTTGTGTTGAAGACGAGGATGCCGCGAGGCGGACGCTCTTTGCCGTAATACTCCTTGATGTACGAGTCCTGATACATGAGGGTAACGACTTTTTGCCAAACGGTTGCAACAGGAGAAAACCCGTAAGTGAAACTAGGATAGAACTCGCTCGTGTGCTTGACCTCGCCAGCAACGTAGTAAGTGCCTTTGTTGCCAGTCGCGCCCATGCTGCCGGACGTTTCCATCTCGGCTTTGAAAAAAGCTTGGAACAACGGCTTGCCGCACCTGGGGCAAGTGTGCCGCTCCTTGTAAAGAGATTCGCGGTGAACGAGGCAAGTGTAAACCTTCTTGCCCTCATCATCCCTGCCGGGCCTGCCTGATAAGTCGCAGATGATGCGCATGGAGAGCGGGTCCGCGCGGATGACTTCCTTAATATCCGCTTTCAAGAGGTTGTTGTTCTCGTCCCAATAATACTCCTTGAGAATCATCTGATACTGGTCGTCTATGATGTTCTCGTCAATGAAAAGCGATTCTTGAACTTTGATAAGTGATTGATGGTTCTCGTTCACGTCCTCGCTCCACTTCTCGAACTTCGCCTTAATCGCCTGGTCCGGCTCAATCAAAGGTAGCTTGCATCTCTCACACAGCTTATCAGTTGGGAGTTCTTCGTACTCTTTTCCGCACGAGTTGCACTTCCCTCCGTAGAGGGGTTCGATGACGATGTTGTTGCGGAAGCACTCCTTCTTACGAGTGAGGACGATAGTTCTAAGCACGTCCGAGTACTTCATCAAATCATAAAGAGTGCGAGGCGGGACGGGATAATACGGGATTCGAATGCCTTCGCCACCCAATTGCGCGAGTCGGTCAATCAACGGGCGAAGTGACGCGGGGAGAGAATTCGCTGCATCCCAGAGCTTGCCTTTAACAGAGTTCCAAGCTTTTGGTGCAAGTACTTCATACCCGAGTATGTTCACGCAATCCCCTCAAAGACCATAAGTTGCCGAATATTAAAACGTATGCCCGCGTCGACCGCTGGGGTCCCAGAACTTGCGCATGCAAGGGCTACAGACGTCGACGTTGAATTGGTAGAGCTTCCAAACCTTCGCGTTGCACTTCGCGCACTCGTGCTGTTCTTGGTGGAATCGCTTGACTTTAATCAGCTTGCAGCCCATCTCAGGCAAAGCCTTCGAACAGTTGTAGCACAAGTCAGCCAGGACTGGGTAAAGCGTCTCTTGGTCCTTTTCGCAAAACCGACAGCGTCCAGCGTAGAAGGGCACGTTTCGCTTCATCTTCTGATACGTCTTACGCGCCCAAGCATTGTCGTTCCGAATGAGGAACTGTTTCTGGAAGTCCAAGAAGCTCATGGGTTCTTCTTCCCGCACTTGAGGCAGTGCCTGCCGTCCTTGAGTCGCACCCACTCCATGCAACCACAACCAGGCTGCTTGCAGTGCCAACCATCCTTGAGCTTGCCGTTCGGTTTGAGGCGGTAGCCTCCCTTTCCTCTCGATAACATGTGTATCTCCTCTACATCGGGTTCCAGTCCAAGACGCTCCGGCCAATCCGGTTCTGCACGTCGTCCACACCCGCTAAAGTAATCATCCGGTTGCCGCCTATAAAACCCCATACGGCCATCGCCGTGGACCAGAAGCAGTCTCCGTGGCCTTCGCTCGTTTGAATCGCGTCCAAGTCATTCTGCACGACCAACAACTGGTTCGTTTGCCGCTTGTCGCTCTGAAGTCGAATGAGGGGAGTTTGTTTCCCATCCTTGTCCCGCGCAGTCACGACGGCGTTCAAGGCTCCGGCCATCGCGTTCTTGCTTTTGATGGAGAATATCATGTCCTCAATGTACCCGGGCATCTCATCTCTTTCCTTGAAAGCTTCCAATTCGCCCCTGGTCGCGTCGTATAGGACCTTGTCAACCTTGAGAGCCTCGCAAACCTCGCACACGGTCGAGAGTTGGTCGCGGTAATCCTGCTCATCAAAAAACTGTTGATACACTTGCCGCAATAGGCCGTCCTTGCCTTCTTCCAGGACAGAGAAGTGTGCGGGGTGGCTCTTCTTGCCAATATCCCAACCCCCAATCCGGTTGAGCATATCGTCGTCCGGGACGGAGTGCAAGTTGTGCAGCGAGTCGTCCAGGCAAGGGATGAGCTGCTCGAGCTTGAAAAAAGCATCCTCGCTATAAGCCGGGCTCAGGTTGTATTCCTGCTCGTAAATCTTGCTACCCCTTGCTCTCCTGCGTTTTTGCAGCTCGTCCCAATCCATCCACTCTGCCCAAAGGGGCTTGTGCTTGACGGGGTCCGCTTCTGCGGGCGTGACCATCACCGCGAACTGCTTGTTCAGCTCGTCGTCAAAAAAGAAGTCGCTCGTCGTTTGCGGAGTGCCGACCACGTGCAAGAAACCCTCTCTACTGGGCATGTCCATGATTTGCGTCTTGAAGATGTCGTTTATTCTCGTGATTATCTTGGGGTCGACCTTGTTCGCAGGGTCTTGGAAGGGGTCGTCCACTATCACGCCGTAATCGTGAATGCCGCGCTTGAAGGACAGCATGCCGTGCGGGTGAATGGAAATCGTGTAGTTGCCGAGTAACGTGTACTTGGCGACGCCCTCCGCACGCTCCTTCAAATTGATGAAGCTTGAGAAGAACGGGTTGCGGTCAATCAGCTCTTTTATCTTGCCGACGTGATACTTCGCCAACTCGCTCTTGTACGAGAAGTAATGAAAGTGAATATCCTGCTCGCGGTTTTGAAACATCTGCCACATTAAGTTCGCGTAAATACCCGTGCTCTTGAAGTGGTCCTTTGGCGCCTGGCGCATGGTGCGGCGGTTATGGTCGTAGAACTCCGCGACCCGCCTTATGTAATCACCCATCGTGAACTTGGGAAAGCTTTCGCTGAACACGTTCTCCACGAAGAACGGGAAGCTCTTTTGAGCGTATGCAACGAACTTATCCGGCTCCATAATCAAACCGCCAACAAGTCTACCCCGCGCTTCTTGTCCCGCTCGCACAAGGGGCAAGCGTAATGCCGCTTGTTATCCTCGCTCTCGACGAAGGCGATGAGGCAAGTGCTCGGGTGCGTGGGACAACGGTCCTTGCTTATCGAGAACTGCGACCTCGTCATGGGCCTTGCACCAAGCTCGTTCCTTGCGCTTTATTCGCCTCGAAGTCGTGGCTCTTGCGCTGAATCAGTTCGGCCAAGCTCATGCCGACGCTCGCGCTGCTCGGATTGACGCCAGGGCTCTCTTTCGAGAACACCAAACCCAGCTTGATGAGCCGGTCGAGAACCTCGTTCTCAATCTCCTTCATCTTATCCAACAAGCTGTAATCCGGTTTGGTCTTGCCCGACGAGTCCTTGCTCGCCAGGTTGCGGCTGTCCGCGTACGCCGTCGAGTACTCGCGATAAACTTCCTGCTGCCGCTGCCACCAAGTGATGACCAAGCGCCACTGTTGGTAAAGATACTTCGCCTTAATGTCCTCCTCGACCTTCGACTTATCCCGCCAATAAGTCCTCTCGCTGATGCCGAGCTGCTCGCAAATCTCGCCCTCGGACGCGCCGAGTAGCTCCAATTGTAAGAACCGCTTGCGCCGCGCGGTCACTTCGAGTTGCGATGAAGGAATACCTGCCACTTTGTGCCACCTTTTGTTACTCTACTTTGCGAGTGAATCTTTGTAGTGCTTGATGATGTCCATGAAGGCCTCGTTTTTGTTGGGTTTTCCCGTGTCGTTAAGGGCGTCTTGGACGAGTTTTTGGTCCTCCCCGGTGATGAAGAAGCTGATTTCCAAGGGCTTGTTTGTTGCGTCGACGGCGTTGAAGTTCACCAGGCGGACGTCCCTCTTTGGTGAGTTGAGGATTTCTTCGTAAGCAGCGAGTTCCCGGGCCTTGACGCCCAGGTAGGTTTCAATTTGCTCGCTTGAGAAGTTGCTCCTGAGGCCTGAAAGCAGCTTGGCGTACTTCAACGGGTTGAGCTCGCCCTTGATTTGGTTGAGGTTGACTGTTTGAATCTTGGCCTCCTCTTCCGTCAAATCAGTTACGATTACTGGAACTGAGGTCATACCCAAAGCTTTAGCAGCCATATAGCGATGCTCCCCGTCAATGATGATGAGTTTGCCTGCGGCTGCCCGGGCGATGATTGGCGCTAAGAAGCCTACCCGCTTGATTTCGGCCTGCAACCTGGCCATGAGGCTATCCGTCATCTCGTTCGGGTTGTAATCGTTGACAGTCAGGTCGTCGACGCTTATTTCTTCCATTCGTCTTTCCAATTCAAATCCCCTCTCTCTAAAGCATGTTCCGCGTAGCGGCTCCAATTCACGCAGTTGAACGAGTCAATCGTCTCATTCGGCAACTGGTTCTTGGCTTTCGTTTGTACTAAGTCGCCTTTGTCAAAGTGATAAATGTAACCCCACCGACTACCCCCCGCCCAGGAAGATGAGTCAACGGAATACCAAGGATAATTTTTGATGAAGGAGAAGTCAGTCATGCCGAAGCCGTGCAGCTTCACGCCATAACGCCTGGCGAGGTTGGCGTAATAAGGAATCATCTTCTTGCGCAGGCTCATGTCATGCACGAATCCCGCCCCTCCAATCCCGAAGTAGTCGTACGTCTCGCAGTACTCCAAGAACACTTCGACGGGGTCGAGGTTCGCGTGAAAGACCGTGATGGGCTTGAATCCGTGGTCAAGCATTGTTTGCATGTTGCGCTTCGTCTCTTGAAGGTCGGCGGTGTCCGCGTTGACGTACGTGGTGATGAACTCCTTATTGTCCTCCAAATACTTCATGTACTTCTCCAAGTCGGGCTTGCCACGCGCGTTGTGTAAGAAGTAGTATGAAACGAGCAGGCTGGGGCAACCGCTGTCTGCCAGGAGTGGCGTGCGTTTCGGGCCGGTGGACAAGTAGACGATGGTCATGGCGTTCTGCTCCAATTACTAATTTGACATTCATTAGTATTCATTAGTAGTTCGCATTGTGCGCGATTGCCGCCGATTATCACGCCCGGGTGCGCAGGCACTATCGTCAAAGATTCGTTGCCGCTCGTCTCTCCAACCGGGCTTGCATGTAGGACGTACTGCCTTCCCGTAGTCAAATTGGGTTCCGGAACGACGAGGACCACTACGGGTTGTGTGTTCGATTCGATGAAGGGTGTCGGTGTCGGCAAGCTTGCAGGAAAGCTGCTCGGTTGAATTGGTTGGCTCTTCTCTGAGAAGCTCGCGAATAACAACAAGGTGAGCAGCACGCAACACAATACGAAGACTGGTTTGTTCATTCTACTAAAGCCCCGTTCTCGCCGTCCTCGTTCACTTCCACTTTGACTTTCCTATCAGGGAAGTTCGTTTCGACGTGCGTCTTGATAATCTCGGCCATGCTCTCGCAGCTCATCTCGCTCTGCTCCGGAATCAAGTAACAAAGAGCGTGCTCTAAGTCGGCTTTGAATTGCAAGTACTCGATGTCACGGTCGTTGTGCAGTTGCTGCACCCAAACAGCGACGTGAAAAACGTGCCGGTGAGGGTGCTTCAAAAAGTTCTTGGCTTTCGCCCAATAATGCACTCGCTGCATCTGCAGAGTGACTTTCGCGTACATGGTGTTCATTTCATCAACTCTACCGCCTCTTGGCGGGTTTGATTCGCGTGGAAAAACAAGCCGCGCACTTCTTCTGTAATCGTGACAGCCCCAGGAGTTTTAACGCCCCTCATGGCCATGCACAAGTGTTCCGCTTCAATCTTAATCATCACGCCCTGCGGGTCAAGCTCGCGTTCCAGCTCGTCGCAGACTTGCTTGCCGATGCGCTCCTGCACTTGCGGCCTGTTCGCGTACTTCTTGAGGACCCGCACGAGCTTCGAAAGCCCAACCACCTTGCCATTGGGAATGTAAGCAATCGACGCCTTGCCGTAAAAAGGCAGCAGGTGGTGTTCGCAGAGTGAGAAGAAGGGAATGTTCTTGACGATAACCATGCTATTGTACTTCTCTTCAAAAGCCGTGTACTTGATGCTCTCGCCGTTGGCTTTCCACTCGGCGTAAAACTTGGCGACCCTCGCTGGCGTTTCCTTTAGCCCGGGCCGGTTCGGGTCCTCGCCAATTCCTTGCAAGAGAAACTTTACTCCTTTCTCGATGAGGTCTTTGTTGAATCTTTTGTTTCCCACGGAAAAACCACCCAATTAGTTTTCTCAAATACCGAGTACGTCGGTTTGAATTTACTATCTCTGCACTCATAGATTGTCGCTGTTTGTAATTTCCATAACGGAGTCCGATGAAGTGCTGCAAGCCAATCGTTCAACTCCATCATGGTCGCCCCGGAGTCGGCAATATCATCAACGACAAGCGTTCCGAGGTCAATCTCGTCCTTGTTTTGAACGAACTCAAGTTCGAGTAGATGAGAGAGGCGAACTGCAACAACAAGACCGCCCCTCGGAAAACCATAAACCCGCTGAAGTTGGCCGGGTTTCGTAGACCGCCTTATCTCTCTTGCAAGTATTTCGCAAGCTTGGTCAAATCCAGTCCAAGTCAATTCATCTTTCTTGTCACTTGCCACGCGTATTCCCCCACAGCAAGATGTGCAGCCTTGGTGCCAAGTTCCAGCCCATTTCCTTACAAAGCTCGGCCAGCCAGCCCATCTTCTCGTAAATCGCTTCCTGCGTCACGCCCTCCGGCATCAAGTAAATCGCGCCGTTGGGAATCCCGAACTTCTCCTGCAGAGCCAGTATCTCCTGCACGTCCTCCGGACTGGACACGACGAACTTGAAGTAAACCCGCGCTCCGAGGTCCATCAAGTGCAGGTAGCCCGGGTGCAACTCCCTGGTCTTGTCGTTGTTGCCTGAGCTTGCAAGCTTCGGGCTGCAATTCACCTGCTGCACGACTTGGAAAAGAGTCTCGTCGAACTTCGTGCCGTTCGTTTCGATTTCGAAATACCAAGGCACGCTCGGACGGTAAAGATGCAATAACCCGACGAGGACGTAAAGATCTTCGACCTGCAACAAGGGTTCGCCGCCTGTTATGATGATGCGCGGGCACTTGTGAAGGTCAGCCAGGGTCACGACCTTCTTTGCGAGTTCCTTCACGTCCCATTGGGTCGCTTCTTTGGGGTTTGTTGCGTATGGAGTGTCGCATGAGCTGTCCTTCCACTTGCAGTTCAGGTTGCAGCCGTGAAGTCTCAAGAAGATGGAAGGCCGGCCCATCGTCGGGCCTTCGCCTTGGAGGGAGTAAAAGAGTTCGTTGCCAGCAAGAGTCAAGCTCATTCGGAAGGCCTCCACTCGGTCCCGACCTGCTCGTACGTTTCTTCTGCGTAGCTCGTCGGGGTCTCGTAAACGCGGACGCCAATATCCTTGACATTCTGCCCGCATATCGCCATGAGCTCGATGATGAATATCCTCGCCATGTTCTCTGCCGTGGGCCGGCCCTGCATCATCTTGTTCAAGTCCTGGTGGTCGTACTTCATCAAAGCAGCCTTCACCTTGGCGAAGTCGATTATCATGCCGTACTCGTCCAGGCTTCCGCCTATCTCTACGAGGACGCGGTAGTTGTGGCCGTGCGTGGTGTTGCACTTGCTCTCGTACGGGAGTCCGAGATTGTGCGCGCAGCACAGGTTGAGCTCTGTTCCAATCTTCATGTTCATCTACTCCGCAACTTTTTGTGTTGCTGCTTTTTTATTTGCTTCCGAGGGACAATTCCATTGGGCATGTACGGAGCGCCAATATCCGTTGTGCTCGTCGCGCTCAAGACGTCCGTAGTAGTCGCGAAGTTCCCGGACACCGTAGACGGGATATTCACGTTGACGGTTTCTATCGTCGCACCCTTCGGCGGCTTGAAGTCCTTGAACAAGTCTTGCAAGGACTTCTTCACAACCTCGGCTGCACCCTCTTTGAAGCCAGCTTGGAAGCCGCTCTTCTGCCCGATTTGCATGGACTCCTTCACGAGAAGCTCAATGTCCTTGGCTTTGAAAAGGTAGTAGCCGAGCCGGGGCTTTCCTTTGAAAGCATAGCCTTGCAGGCTGCCGAGCTTGAAGCAAGTAAAGAACTTGAAGGGCTGCTCTTCCGGAATCTCAGTCGCGTCCTTCAAGTCGACCTTCGCCATAATAGGTTCGCCCATTTCAATCACCGAGCGCCAGGGAGTACCCGCCGCAAACAATCGCAATCAGCGATGCCGCCGCGAGGACCCCGAAGGTTTGCATGTTCGGCGCGACAATCAAGTTCGCGCAGATGCAAAACCAGTTTATCGCTCCGAGTGCGACCGCGCTCAAAGCCCCGATGTTGAATCTCCTCTTGTCCATCTCTTCCACCTCATTGATAGCCGGTAGAGGACTCGAACCCCTGTCTCTGGGGTCAAAGCCCAGCGTACTTGGCCTCTATACGAACCGGCTGCTCTTCAAGTGTAGCCCGTCGCCCGGGGCGCCTACCCACATGCTCTTGTGGTCTTCCCCCGTGTGGCCCGGTCTCGCTCGCGCGGTAGGTTGCGACTTTTAGCCCTTGAAGTTTATCTTGAAAGCCTTGACAGTCTCAATCGGCATCGGGTACTCCTTTGCTTTTTTGAGTAAGCTTGCTTCACTCTCTGACATGACTATCTCTCGGACGATTTCCCTGGTCACGTTGGCGACGTCGCACCGCTTGCCGTTCTTGAAAACCGCTTCGGTCACAAATTCTTCGCCAGCCTTGGCTATCTTGATGCACTCGTAGCACTTCGTCAGCTCATGCTCGAGCGTATTCCCGGCGTTTATGTGTATCACGTTGAGCTTTGTTCCGGTTTGGAACATGGCCGTGATGCGCATGCGGTGCTGCACTTCGCTTTTCTTGCTCATACTCTCGTCCCGAATGCGCAGCGTCCAGCAGGGTGAATCGAGTCAACCTTCGCCTGGACTCTCTCCCCGTTCTTCGCGCCCGCCGTGAATATCACGAACCCGCCCTCCATCCTGCACACGGCAGTATTCGGGTCCTTTTCGCTCGTATTGATGCACTCAACGTACACTACGTCCCCGACATGAACTGGCGGCGACCTCTTATCCTTCTTCTGGTCCAAATCCACTCACCTGATTTCGCATGGGACTGGCTTGAAGTCCTGCATGCCTAAGTATTCCTTGCAAGCGTCCACGTGGCCGCAAGGCTGGCCGAACGTCCCTGCCTCGCAAGGGCAAGAGAATCGTTTACTCTTCTTGTCGTACTGCACGATTGTTTCCTTGCCCTTCGAATCGAGGACGTAATAGTAAATGCGCTGCTCGTAATCTTCGACACTATTAACCCACCGTTGGTAATCGCCTTGGACTTTCACTTGGCATCCTCTTCGTCTGTTTCGAACTCGCCGTCCTCTTTCAACTTGACGGCCTGCTTCAAATCCCGTTCGAGTGTGTGGTCGTGATAAACCGCGTCTGGGAATGCTTTGGGGTTCGGCTTCATCTTTGGCTTCGGCCCCGAAGGGCGGGGAGTATTACGCTCCCCAACCGGCGCTCGAGCTACATGGGTCTTTGCTGCACCCACCGGGTTGCGCTGCTCGGCCACTGAGCTACCCCTTGCGAGGGCGGGAATCGAACCCGCGTCCAACGCCACGCCGGTAGCTCCGGCCTTCTTGTGCTTTGCAATCCACTTGTCAGAGTGCTTGTACTTGCGTTTAGTCATCGCAAGTTTCCCGCCGAGCTTGTTTTCTTTCAGCAGCTTCGGCTTGGGTCCGGGCTTTCCGCGCTTCTTGCGAACAACATACGCGGGCTTGATGGAAACAACTACGGGCTTGAACGCTTCAAGCATCAAATACGGCTTGAGTGCCTTCTCAATCCTCGCCAAGCCCTTGCCAGAAGCCTCGATAGTGCGCTTGTCAACGATGACGTACTCAATGGTAATCTTCGCAGTCCGTTCAGACATGGCAATCACTTCTTGTCAGTCAGCTTCTTCTGCTTGGGCTTGGGGTCGAACTTCATCTGCAAGAACAACTCGTCGCGGACGGCCTTGAATGTCTCGTCCAGGCAAGCGCAGTCAATCTCGAACGGGTCCTTGGACTTCAACTTCGGCGCCTTGAAATAGAGCCCTTTGGCGATGACTGCGAACATCTTCTTGTCCACAATCACGAGCTTGTCCCGCAGAGCTTCCAACTCGGTCTTGAGGGCCTTGAGTTGGGCTTTGGGTATCTTGAACCCGGCATAAGGACCGTCCATGTAAAGCATGGTCTTAGGCTCGCTCGACTCGACTTTTTCCTGCACATTCAGTTTCATGGTTGTCTCCCCTTCTTGGCGAGCTTGATGAGCTTGACGACAATATCGTCGTAAGTCTCGCGCTCGTGTTCCCTGTACTTGTCCAGAGCTTCTTTGGTGCTCTCTTGAACTGCTATTGAAGTTGTTGCTGCCATTCTGCATCACCGTAATTGGCTGGGCATGTATTGGGGCGGTTTTCCCAGCCTGACCCCGCCATCAACTTGCGTTGACCGATAAACCCCACGGGCATTATGGCGCTGCTCTACCCTTGAGCTAAAGCCGTCACGACGCAAATTCCGGAACTCGCGCCGCCCACAGCTTGCAGGACTCGAACCTGCAACCAACGCCCAGATAACCTCTTGAAAAACGGTCTTTTTAATAGTATCCTATAGCCCCGTCCGAGGGCTTATGGCCAGCTATATAAGGCTACAGGAACATAAAGTATTACATTAAAGCCGCACACCAAGGCTCAAAACGGGTGGAGGTGTTTCTCGTGAACGAGAACGAAAACAAGTACGTCGAAAAACGCATCAAGCTCGGGCTGCCTGAGCAAGTCTCTTTAGGGCAACTCGTATCAGCCCTTGAGCAAAGCGGGGCTACAGAATTACTCGGTATAGTTGGCACGCGCGACTCCGAGCCCGTTGAGGTGCGCTTCCGATGAAATCCTTCTTTATAGTCTTAATCACCGAGCACGACTTGGGAAAGCCCGGCAACGCCGAAACCTACCCCATGCGCCGTAACGATGGCGAGGACATCGCGACCTTCGGGGATGCCGAAGCTGCAAGCACTGCCGCCGGGATTGAAATGACCCAGATGGAGTTTGCCGAAGGGCAATACACTTGGATGGTCTTCGAAGTTCAACTCCCTCAACAGCCTAAAGCTTGCGCAGAGCTCTCTGCGGCGATGGAGAGCAAGGACCCGCTGGGCGATGCTTTCGCCAAGGAAGTCATCAACTTGACGGGTGCGAAGGTCTCTTTCCCAACCTGCCCTTTCTGCAAGTCACATGAAATAGGCTTCGACCTCAGGGCGAAGAAGTACGATTGCGCGGACTGCAACCGCGAGTGGGACGTTGCAGGCAACGAGGTGAAGAAGGCATGAGCGACGACTTTGTGACTACTACAGGCGAGGTGTGCAACTTCTGCACTAAAACCGCCAAGTACTACGGCAAGACCAAGAGCGGCTTGCGCGGGTACATGTGCCCGGACTGCTACAAGGTGCAGGGCAAGGGTCAAGCCAAGCGAATGTGATTCCAATGGGCAAGATGAAGGAAATAGCAATCAACATACACAACGAGGGTCTTGACGTTGACGCTATCGCCAAGAAGGACCGGGCGGACAAGGTGAAGCTCGAAATGGCTCGCTACGACGCCAAGATGGAGTTGTTCGCAGAAGAGCGCAAGTGCGACGACTGCCACAAGCACAAGGACGAGTGCACTTGCCCACAGGATGATGACGAGTGGGTGGACGACATGGAGGACGATGACGATGAGTAAAGACTGCGAACACAAAACATGCAACGCTGCTGGCCTCTGCCGCTATTGCGATGAGGGCAAAACCAAGTCACAGATAGAAGCGGAGGACAAGCTCTACGAGGTAATCCGCAAGTGCGGCGAAGCCCAAAGCACGAAAGACATATTCAAGCTCATCGTGCCGTGGCTTGCAAGCGAAGGCTTCAAGGCCTACGTTCAAGGCGAGATGTGCTCTGGTGCTCTAATCGCCATTCAAGGCACGACCTGCATCAAGCTGGAAGTCGCCGAGTTGGACGAGGAAGAAATCGAGCGCATCACGCCGATGGTGGAGGACTGAAAACCATGACGAGCAAAGAGCCAAGCGAATACGACGCGAAAGCCGAGGCGTTCTTGAAGAAGACCGGCACGACATTCAATGCCGTTTTCTTGAAGCACGACAAGCACTTCAAGGACGATAAAGTGCCCCGTGACATTTACGAGGTTTCCCTCACGCGCGGCAGCCGGGTTTTCAAGTGCAACTTCGGGCAGTCGATAGCGCACTCCGGGCGTTTCATCTGCTGGGACGTTGCAGGAGGCCGCAAGGTGAACGACCACAAAGAGGCAAAGTGCATCGGTTATCAGCTCGAGCGCAACAAGGCGTTCGAAGAAGTGACCGCGTACTGCGTCCTCGCGTCCATGCAGAAGTACGACCCGGGCTCGTTCAAGGACTTCTGCGCGAACTTCGATTACGACGACGACTCGATAGCAGCACGAGAGGTTTACGAGGCAGTCTCGAAAGAGTTTTCCGACCTGCAGAAGCTCTTTTCGGACGAAGAATTGGAAGAAATGCAGGAAATACAATAGGAGGAGATGGACATGGAATTGAAGGACGTACAGGACAAGAAGGACGCAGAAGAGACTGCAACCCTCTACACGAAGGTCGGCAAGCCGTACAAGGAGTTCATCAAGAAGAACAAGGTGAACCCGCGCCTGCTCATCGAGGCAGCAGTTGACGAGCTGAAGGCGAAGCTGGCCAAGGCGCAGGCTCCGAAGTGAGTGCCATGACGGGCTCGCTCATCGAGTTGTTGGAGATGGCGTTCCGGGCTAACAACCCGGACTCCATCGACATCGGCACGGCAGGCAAAGGAGGCAACATTAAGGTTTACGGCAACTTTTCACAGCCGGAAGAGTTCAAAAAAAAGATAGACATGGCAATCGACGTCCGCGCTCACGCGCAGACCAAGATGCTCGAAGGGGGAGAGAAGCATGACCAAGGGTGAAAAAGTTGAGGTCGTCGGCACGCTCACAGCGTACTACGACAACTCGAAAGCAAGGGACGAAGGCGAAAGCAAGCCGGACAACCTCGTCATAACAGACGACAAAGGCAAGAAGGTTTACGTCGCGAACTGGGCGAACAAAGAAGGCGAAGTCGCACAAATAGAGTTGCCCGCCAAAGGGACGCTGATTTCCGTTCCTGCGGTGAAGAGCATCAAGGGCAACTACACGAACTACGACTACGACACCACCCGAAAGATTAGCGTGGTCGGGACTGCCTCGTCAACGACCGCAACTTCGGTTCAAGCTGCGCCCAAGGCTCACGCCAACCTGGACGACCGTGACGAGAAGGAAGAGAAGGACTTCAAGAAGCAGCGCCGCATTGGTGGACAGTGGGCTGTCAACGCAGCCATCGCCCTGCTCGCAAGCAGCGAGATGCAAAAAGAGTACGGCCTGCAAATCACGGAAGGCAAGCTCAAGGCAGTCGGCCCGGACGAAGAGTTCGATATCGAGCTCATCGCGAACAGGCTCGATGACATGGCCGAGCGCGTGGCCGCCCGCAGACCCGTGGCAACACAGTAAAAGGGCTTGATAGGCCGGGCTTTTGCCCGACTTTCCCCTTGAAAAACGGAGGCAATCGACATGAGCAGCAGAGGATTCTTGAGCAAGAGGAACAGCAGGGCGGCACGCAAGGCTCGCCTGGCGGTGGTTGAGAATGATTCGGTATGCCAAGAGTAATTGGGAAAACCACTTCCGGGACGAGTTCGGCAAAGGGTCGACGATTAGGACTCACCGCTTGAAGGAAGGCAAGCACGCGGCCATGAGCGGGTCCAGATACAAGCCCGAAAAAGTGGGTTGGGTGTGGAAGCACGGCGACATCGAGAAGAAGGTCTACGAGCTCACGCCTTTTGACGCGGTGCGTGACGGCTTCCGAGCAGACAGCCCGAAGGCGGTTGTCGCTGAGTTGTTGCTCGAGCTTGGAAGGCTCAACAAGGACCTGAAAGCCGACAGCACGGTGTTCATCAACCTCACGCCAATCGTCGTGCGGTTTGAAGAGCGCATGTGCAAGAAGTGCGGCTGCACTCAACAAAGAGCTTGCGAAGGCGGGTGCACGTGGGTCCAAGACGACCTTTGCTCGAGGTGCGCGTGATGGACTACGCAAGTGCAGAGAGGAATATCAGGTCGGCAATTCGGATGGGAGAACCCGCGATGAGCATTGTCATCAAGCCCGCCCTGGAAACCATCAGAAAAGATTACGGGATAGAGATGGCGAATTGTTTGATTCACCAGTTCAACCTCACGCAGAGGATGGGCATCCCGGACTACAAATAAAGGAGGAGATTGGATTTGGAAGACATCAAGGAAGTAGGAATCAAGACGTTGAGGGAAAACACCTTCAACCCGAACGAGATGAACTCTGACAAGCTTGCAGAGCTTGAAACGAGCATGAAGAAGGACGGCCAGCAGCAGCCGATTCTCGTCAGGGTTTGGAACTCTGGCGTGACA